GGACGGCGGTCGGCTCGGCCGCTGCCGGGGCCGGGGTGAAGATCCCGCCGTCCGCGCCGAGGACCGTGGCGTTCCCGGCGTCCGCCGACAGCTGCACACCGACGACGCCGGTGGCCGGGTCGTAGGTGGCCGCCCCCTCCGCGCTGATGCACCCACGGACGTCCGCGCACTCCAGGTACAGCCCGCCGGGTCCGGCGTGCAGCAGCTCGGTGCCGCCGCCGGGCGGCGCCGGGTCCAGGATCACGGCGGCGCTCACGTCGTACGGGTCGGCGGCCGTCCCGGTGCCGGTGAGCGCGAGGTCCACCGTGGTGGAATCCGTGACGGACAGCGCGGTCGTCCCGCCCCCGGAGGCCGGCGGGGCGAACAGCCCACCGTCCGTGCCGAAGGTGACCGAGTTCCCGGCGTCGGTCGACAGCCGGGCCTCGACCACCCCGGTGGCCGGGTCGTAGCTGGCCCCGTCCCCGGCGCTGATGCACCCGCGCACGTCCGTGCACTCCAGGTACAGGCCGCTGGGCCCGGTGTGCAGCAGCTCGGTGCCGCCGCCGGGCGGCGCCGGATCGAGGATGACCGCAGCGCTGACGACGTAGGGGTCCGCGGAAGTGCCGGAGCCGGCGACGGTGGTGTCCACCGTGGGGGTGTCGGCGGCCTGGACGGCGGTCGGCTCGGCCGCTGCCGGGGCCGGGGTGAAGAGCCCGCCGTCCGAGCCGAGCGCGGTCGAGTTCCCGGGATCGGCGGACAGCTGCACACCGACGACGCCGGTGGCCGGGTCGTAGGTGGCCGGTCCTTCCGCGCTGATGCACCCGCGAACGTCCGTGCACTCCAGGTAGAGGCCGCCGGGTCCGGCGTGCAGCAGCTCGGCTCCGCCGCCGGGTGGGGCCGGGTCGAGGATCACGTCCGCGCTGACGACGTATGGATCGGCGGGGGTGCCGGTGCCGGAGACGGTGGTGTCCACCGTGTTCGTGTCGCCGGCCTGCACGGGGGTGGGCGTGGCCGCGCCCGCGCTGATGACGTACGGGTTCGTCGGGCTGCCGTTGCCGTCGACCGACACCCCGGTGCCAGCGGTGACAGAGCAGTTGCAGCGCGGTGCGCCGCAGCATGAGGCCATGAGGAGGCTCCTCGGTGATGAGGGAGGAGCGCCCGGCCCACAACCAGCGGCGTCACATCGGAGTGTAGGCGCGCGGACGCGCCGGTCAGGGGGCCACTGCGTGCGCGTGCACGGTGACCCCGGCCGCGGGGGCGCCAGCGGCCAGGACACCGATCCCGAGCAGCGTGACACCCGCGGCGGCGAGGACGTTGATCGTCGTCTGCGTCGCGGTGTTCGCGGTGATCGAGTGCGAGCGGAAACCGGCCGGCCCCTGGATGCCGACGGTGACGACCGGGGGCGCAGCGAAGGCGCCGGCCGGCCAGGCGAAGACGGCGTTCCCCGAGCTGTCCGTGACGGCGGTCGCGCGCTCCTCCCGCCGCTGCGGTGCCTCGTAGTCACCGGCCGTGCTCATCCGATCCGCCGCCACCGCAGCGTGGTACGCCCGGCCGGGCCGGTCGCCAGCGTCGCCGCCGTGGAGGCCCCGAAGCTGTCGTGCCGGGCCGCTTCCAGCCGGATCGTGCACGGTCCCGGGACGGCGTACGTCACCAGGATCGGCGCGGAGTCGTGGCCGCCGTCGATAGGCCCGGTGCCCGCGGTCGTGATGAGCTGGTGGACCAGGACCTCGCTGTCCGGGACGTCCGCGCCGGCGGTCACGTCGTACAGGTGCGCGCGCACCCAGGTGTTGGTCCCCGCGTCGGCGCTGAGGCTGGCGCGGACCGTGGCGTCCAGCTCGTAGAGCCCGGCGGCGGGCAGGGCGACGGTCAGGCCGGAGTCCACCCACACGCCGGACGCGGACGGCTGGAGGTCGACGGCGGCCGGGAGCACGGCCAAGTCGCTCCCCCGGAACGCGATGCTCCCCGCGGTGCCGGTCACGCTCACACCTCCCGCGTCGAGCTGAGCAGGAAGTCGCTGCCGGCCACGCCGGTGAAGGCGTAGGCGTCCTGGAGGGATTCGCCCGTATCGCCTCCCCGGTCCACGCCCCACGTGAGCGACGTCCCGGCCGGGACGGTGACAGGCGCACCGGCGCCGATCGCCACGGCCGCCGTGCCCGTGAGGACGACGAGGGTCACGGAGCGGGCACCGGCCGGGATCGTGACCGTGCCCGCGCCGGTCTGCCGCTGGAGCGTGCCATCGAGGACCGGATTCGGCGGCGTCGCAGGCGCCTCACAGCGCCGCACGGTCCCGACCGCGTTGTAGTCCGCGCCGTCGAGGGTGGCGTCCTTCGGGACCAGGGCCCCGGAGTCGTCGACGGTGTATCGGCGCAGGAACGCGCCGTTGTCGTCACAAAGGATCTCCGGCTCGGCGTCCGGCCTACCGGCGACGCTGCCGCTTGTTCCCGCCACTGGGGACCGCCTCCTCACCCGGCTCGTTGCTCTCCGGTTGCGCACCGCGCTGGATCAGGGCGGCGGCGGCCTCGGCCTGCCCTGCCTCCTCCGCCTGGTACTGCTCGGCGGTGATCTCCTCGTGCCCGGCGTCCAGGAGCACCTGGAGGCCGTCCTCGGTGAGACCGCCGTACCGCACGACCCCGGCCGGGGTCTGGAAGTAGCGCACGCTCATGGCTGGGTGTCCCCCTAGTCCGAGATCTTGTTGTAGGCGACCGAGGCGGAGGCGCCGAAGCCGTCACCGGTGAAGTAGGTGCCCGAGTAGTTCACCTTCGCCTGGACCAGTTGACCGGCGGTGAGCTGCATCCGCTGGGTAAGCGTGATCGTTCCGGACGCAGCGAACGACACCGCAGTGCCACTGGGAAAGCTCCAGTTGTTGACGACTGCCGCCCCCGCCTTGATCTGCACGTCGTTGACGAAGAGGCCGCCGCTGATCCAGTAGTCGGCGCTCGCCCGGGAGTAGTACACGTTCGCGGTGGCGTCGATGTACGCCTCCACGAGGTAGATGCCATCCTCTGGCACGGCCAGTTGCTGCCCGAGGGACCAGGTGCCGCTACCGGCGCTGGTGACGCCGCTGAGGCTGCTCTGTCCCCACACAGGCGAGAGGCGGGCGCCGACCGTGAACGTGTCGGCGGGACCCTCGGTGACGTCGATGTCGACGGACCGGGCCGTCCCGACCGGGGCCGGGGCACCGCCCACGGCGGGCACGACGTTCGTCGTGTCCGCCGGAGTCGGCACGTACAGCCGCCCATCCGACCCGATCCCGAGCGTGTTGCCAGCCTGCGCCGAGGGCGCCACCAAAAGGCCACTCGCGCTCGCTTCGATGCCGTTCGGCTCCGGGGCGACGAGCACCGCCGCCGAGATCGGCGCACCGGCCGTGCCGTCCCCGGACAGGTCAACCGTCGCCGTGTCCGCGGTGGTCACGGCCGTCAGGCCGCCGCCGCTCCCGCCTCCGCTGCTGCTGGAGCCGCCTCCGCAACACCACATTTTCCCGGCCAACTTGTTACCTCCCTGTTGAGGGGGAGGCACAGAACGCGCCCCCTCCGACCTGCGGAAATCGGTAAAATGAGGGCACGTCAAACCCCCGCGACGGAGGCAACCGCCCGGGGGCACGCCCGAAACCTTCGTGAGAGGTATCGAGATGACCGAGCCTACCTGTGCCTTCACGGGCTGCCATAGGCAGCGCCGCGCACAAAGCCCGTTCTGCAAGCCCTGTGCCCGCTGGATGGCGAAGAACCCGGGACAAGACCCGGCGACTCGCCCGTTTCGACTGCGAGGCGTACACACGACGTGCACGGTCCCTGACTGCGGTGGCCCGCACGTGGGCAAGGGGTACTGCTCCCGCCACCACCACGCCTGGCGAAAGTACGGTGACCCCCTCGCCGCACGGGAGCCCGACGCGCAGCGCAGTGCCGAACTGCGCGCGCTCATTTCCCAGTCGGTGACCAGCCGCGACCGGTCCGCGTGCTGGCTCGACTGGCCTGGAGTGCACCTGTTCGGCTACCCCAAGCTGCACAACGACAAGGTCAGTCACCTCGTGCTCATCGCCGACGGGCATCCTCGACCGGAGCCGCCGAGCGATCACGCCTGCCACTCCTGCGACACCCCGGCGTGCTGGAACCCGGGACACCTGCGGTGGGACACGAACGGGGCCAACCGTCAGGACATGGTGGAGCGCGAGCGCCAGGCGCGCGGCGAGGAACACGGGTCCGCCAAGCTCACCGAGGCGGGCGTCCGCGAGATCCGCCAGCGCGGGCGGACGGGCCAGAACCGCAAGGCGCTTGCCGCCGAGTTCGGCGTCAGCCACACGACGGTCAACGACATCCTCGCTGGCCGCACGTGGGGCTGGCTCCCGGACTAGTCTCGCCGCGCTCATACGCGCGTCCAGAGCAGCAGGTACGCCGTCCCGGCGTCGGCCCCCGCGAAGGAGGCCGCGCCGAGGGCGGCGTCCTCGTCTCGGGTCACGGACCACGTCACGTTCGCCCCGGCCGGGAACGGCACCGCCGAGCCGTCCGTGAGCGTCGCCAGGACCGAGCCCGAGGAGACGATCAGGGTCACCGACTGGAGACCCGGGAACTCCGCCGCAAGGTCCTGCGGAGCCGTCCCCGTGACGCTACGAGCGCCCGTCAGGACCGTAACGGCCGACGAGTCCCCGGCCGGGCAGTCGACCGGCGAGACGGGCGCATAGGGCAGTGTGAAATCGCCGTCCTCGTAGGTGCCGACGAGGAGCGGCGCACCGACGCCCTCGGGGTCGACCGACCACAGTTCGACGTACCGGATCTCTCCGATGCCGTCGCCGTCCGGATCGTCACACCCGCACCTCTCGACCAGTTGCCGGCCGCTCGCCGTCGTGGTGGACGTGCAGACGGTGACGCTGCCCCCGGCCGGGATGGTGGCCGGGTCTGCGGTGACGGCGTCGACCAGGCGCGGCGCCCCGGTGGCGGTGCCGGTGAGGTCGTAGACCTGCTCGGCGCGTACCTGCTGCACGACCGTGCCGGTGCTGTCGAGGATGCACAGGGGCCAGGTCTCGACGTCGAACCCTGCGTCACCGCCGCTGCCGCCGGGGCACGGCACGATGGTGTAGCCGGCCGGGATGCCCGGCTGGGGGTTGCCGTCCGCGTCGAGGTAGCTGACCGAGCCGTCCGAGCAGACGGTGCGGAGCCATTGCTCGTAGGCGCTCGCATCGACGTCGTACGTCACGACCAGGTGCATCATCACCCCGGCGGCGCCGCTGCCGAAGATGGTCTCCCGGCCGTGGAGGTAGATCGTGTTCGTGCCCGCCTGCGCGCCCGGCACGGCGGCCGGGCCGAAGGTGTAGGGCGCTTGGGCGTGGTTGCGGTTGACGGCCTGCCAGGGCCCGGCGTTGAGCCGCCACTCCACCGCGACTTGGTCGGCGTTGAGGACGGTGCTGCTGATCTTGATCGTGGCGGGATCCGCGAACGACGGCAGTTCGAAGCTGGCCCGCGCGTACCAGTCCGGGTTATCCGCGGTCAGGGTCGGCCCCTCGTCCGCGAGTCCGGTGCTGGTGACCGTGCTGTTGGGGTGCAGCGCCACCCAGTGCGCCGTGCCGCCCGGCGTGCCCGGGTCGGTCGTGGTCCATCCCGGGTAGACGCCGACCTGGTACATGTCGTACCAGGGGCCCGCGAGGCTCATGGACGACCACTTCCACACGGGGTCCACGGCGCCGGTCGTGCGGTTCTCAGCGTTGCTGATGAACTCCACAACCCCGGAGGGGCGTACGCACAGGGGGGTGCTGGTGCAGTCCACGGGGCGGCACTGGCCCACAGTGCCGCTGCTGGTGTCGAGGGGAGCGCCGTCGAGGGTGTAGTCCGAGTGGTCGACGATGGCGCCGGTCTCGTCCCGGCGGTAGTCCCGGACGATCTCCGTGACCGTGCCGTCCGTCGCGGTGTGGCACAGGAGTACCGCGTCCTGCTCAGGTCGCTCCGTTCCGCTCGGCGTCGCTGCTTCCTGGCACTGGCCGACGTTTCCGGCCGGGGTGTAGGGGGTGACGCCGTCCAGAAGGGTGTTCGTCACGGTGGGCGTGCCGTCGCAGGAGCGGCAGATGTGCCGCAGGAACGGGCCTCCGGGTACGACGGACACAGCGCCGGCCCAGTAGGTGAAGAAGATGCCGCACTTCGCGACCCGGCTGTTCGGCGCCGGCGCGGTGGTGAAGGTGGTGACGGCGCTGGTGGTGCGGAAGCGGGCGCTGCCGGCGACCTGGGGGTCCGTCACGTACGTGCACGGATCGGGCGGGTTGCCGTCCGAGGTGCGGGTGAGCACGCCGGTGGCCGGGTCGTAGGCGTACCCGGTCGGCAGGGACACCGGTTCCAGGCCGGTGGGGAGCTGCGCGGTGTTGAGCGCGGGGTTCGTCGCGTAGTAGGCGACGTAGACGGAGAACTCCACGAAGGAGGGGCGGTCGAACGTCCACTTCGTCGGCGCGGTCACGGTGTGCGGGAAGGAGGGCAGGCCCCACCAGGAGCCGTCCGCGTTGTTCTTCGTCGGCGCGTACGCGTAGTTGTTGGCGTTCCCGGGGTCTGTCGCCGTCCAGCCGACGCCGTTGGACAGGGTGCCCGAAGCGGCCGTGCCGGTGATCCGTACGGGCATCGCGGTGGGCACGTCGCACAGGAGCAGCGTCTCGCAGTCGGTGCACGTACCCGGCTGGCACACGCCCACGGTGCCGCTGCTCGTGTCGAAGGCGGCGCCGTCGAGGGTGTAGTCCGAGTGCCCGGTGATCGCGCCGGTCTCGTCCCGCCGGTAGTCCCGGACGATCTGAGTGACCGTCGTGCCGTCCGTAGCGGTGTGGCACAGGACCACGGCGTCCTGCTCGGGCCGGGCGGTGCCGGTCGGGCAGGTGGTGACGGTGACCCCGTCCGGCGGCGTGTAGGTGGCGCCGGTGACGGCGTCGACCAGGCGCACGGAGGCGATCGTGCCGTCCGCGGCGTAGCTGTACTCCACGAGGACCAGGGCGACGACCTCGCCTGCGGCGTCGACGGCGCAGAAGGTTCCGCTGACCTGGATCGAGCGGGACTCGCCGCAGGCGACCGTCCCGGCAGGGGGCGAACCCGCGGACCACTCCCCCGTGCTGAGGTTCAGCCAGCCCTCCGAAGTGACCGCGCCCGCGCAGTCCCGGACGAGGGTCACCGCGATCGGTGTCCCGTCCGCCAGGCACAGCCCCACGGACGTGACCGGGGTGGTGGGCGAGGCGCAGCCCGCGTCCCCCGGGCACGGCACGATCACCGCGCCGTCCACGACGCTCCCCGTATTCGCGTCGTGGACGGTCGGCGCTCCGGTCACAGGGTCCCACGTCGCGTAGCCGGCGGCCACGCCGCCGGTCCCGCTGGCCGGCGGGCTCGCCTGGACAGCGAAGCTCACCGTGGCGTCGCCGGAGACGGTGACGACCGTGCCGCCGGTGAAGTCGAGTCGGTCGAAGACACTCGGGGTGTCGGTGAGGATCGTGCCGGTGTACCCGGCCGGGGCGTGCCAGGTGAGGGTGTGCGGCCCGGCGGTCTGGGTGAGCTGGCCGCCCGCGTACGTCAGCCCGGGCGCCGCGCCCTCGACGGTCGCGGTGACCTCCTGCCCACCGCAGTCCAGCGTCAGCAGGGCCTCGTACGTGGCGGCGAGGCCGATCTCCCGCCAGCCCATGTTGACGGAGGCGTCCACGGACTGCGGGACCTTGGCCAGGTTCGACAGGCGCATGGTGGCGACGCCGTCGACCCGGCCGCCGAGGTCAGTCACGCACGGCGTGTTCTCGTCTACCGGCTGGCACGTGGTCAGCGCCCCGGTGTAGAGGGTGGTGCCGCCCGCGTCGAGGAGGGTGACCGTCGCGGACCCGATCCCGTCGTGATCGGAGATGTTCGCCCCGAACGCGTTCCACAGGTTGACCGCGGTGACCCGGTCCGCGGGGGTGGCGAAGCTGTACTCGATGACGACGCCCGTGTCGCCGTCGAAGTTGCCGCAGGTGATGACCCCGGTAGCAGCGGGCGGGCCCTCGCCCCTGGCCGGGCTGCCGTCCCAGGTATCGTCCAGGTCGGACTGGATCATCGGCCACGCCTGTGGGTTCGCGACCGCCACGGCAGACGTGATCTTCGGATCCGGTGCGGCAGTGAGCGTCACGGTGTCGCACGCGACGGGCGTGGTCACGGTGGAGGCGGTGTAGCAGACCGGGGTCGGGGTGGGGCCCGCGCCAGGGCACGGCACGACCGTGGGGGCGGTGAGCTCGGCGCCGGTCTCGACGTCCACGTACCGCACGGTGGTGTCGTCGCATCCGGCGCAGCGCACCACGACGGCGGTCTGGGTGGTGCCGGTGCCGTCGTCGTAGCAGACCGTTCCCAGGACGAGCGGCGCGGCGACCTCCTCCGGGCCGGCGGCCGGGCAGTCGACCGGGCTCACCGGCTCGTACGGCTGGGTGAAGTCGCCGTCCTGCCAGGTGCCGAGGAGCAGCGGCTCCTCGCCCGGGTCGCTGGTGTTGACCGACCACAGCTCGACGTAGCGGACGATGCCGCTCGCCGTCTGGTCGCAGCCACACCGCTCCACCACCTGGCGGCCGGTCGTCTCCTGCCCGCACAGGCCCACGGTGCCCGCGGACGTGTCGTAGGCGGTCGTGCCGTCCAGGGTGGTGCTCGTGACGGTGGCGGCGCCGGTGCAGGTGCGGCAGATGTGCCGCAGGAACGGCACTGGATCGGCGCCGGCCGCGGGGAGGTGGCACAGCAGCACCGTGGTGCAGGAGCACTGCTCGGGCGGCGGGCAGGGCTGAAGCGTGCCCGACGGCAGGTAGTCCGCCCCGGTGAGGGGGTCGACGGTGCGAGTGCCGATCCGCGCCCCGCTGGTCTGGTCGTAGATGATCTCGACGAGGGCCTGGCCGGCGACCGTGCCGTCCGCCAGGACGTCGCACAGCAGGGGGCCGTCCTCGACGTCCACGCGCGCGGCGGCCGGTGCGGCGAGCACGACCGGGCTGTTGCATCCGCATCCCATCAGAGCTGCACCTCTCGGCTGTAGTCGACGGTCACGGTGCCGTCAGTCGCGGTGATCGTGAGCGGGCCGACGACCCGCGCGTGGACGTCGCGGGCGACGGTCCAGGTGGCCGTCTGGCCGTCCGTCAGGGGGCTGAGTCCGTCCTGGGTGGTGATCGTGCCGGAGCCCCCGGATGCGGCCACGGTGACCGCCTGGAGGGTCGGCACGGCCGCGGCGTCCCAGGTCTCGCCGGGGGCGAGGACGACGCGCCCGGCCTGGAGGACGAACGTCGGGGGCGCGCCGAGGTCTTGGCCGGTGTCGCACGGCAGGGGCGCGGTGGGCGCGTACGGGGCGGAGAAGTCCGGCAGGTAGGTGCCCAGCGTGGTGAGGGTGCCGTCGCAGCCGACGCCGACCAGCTCGACGTACCCGGTCTCGGGGATGCCGTCGCCGTCTACGTCGTCGCACCGGCACACCACCTCGACCGACTGCGCCGGGCAGTCCGAGACGACCGGGACCGGGCCGGGCACGTCGACGGGGCACTTCCCGACCGTGCCTGACGGGTGGTAGGTGGCGCCGTCGAGGGCGTAGTCGGTGTAGCCGACGATCAGGGTTGCCTCGTCGCGCCGGTAGTCCCGCACGAACGGCACCGCCGTGCCGTCCGGCTTGAGGTCGCACAGCACGACCAGGTCGGACTCCGGCGCGGCGTCGCCTTGCGGGCAGTTCCGCAGCTCGCCTTGCAGCGGGTACGGGGTGCCGTCCGCGGGGTTGAGCAGCTCCACGCCGGCGAGGCTGCCGTCGGGGTTGTACTCGTACTGGACGAGGGCCAGGCCGAGCACGGTCCCGGTCGCAGGGTCCACATCACAGAGCAGGCCGGCCAGCTCGAAGCTGCCGGGCGGGGTGCACGCGCCGGTCCCGGCCGGGGGCGCCCCCGTGCTGTAGATGCCGGTGGTGAGGTCGATCCACCCGTCACGGGTCGTTGTGCCGTCGCACTGCCGGGAGACGACGACGGCGATCGGCGCACCGCCGGCCAGGCACAACCCGACCACGGCGAGCGGCGGCGTCGGCTCGCAGTTCGGGCAGGTCCCGACTGCGCCGGTGACGATGTGCGGGGTCTGGCCGTCCAAGGCCACGTCCACGTACGTCGCCGTCCCGTTGAGGAAGACGTACCGCCGCAAGAACGGGCCGGAGGAGTCGCACAGCATCACCGTCTCGTCGTCGGGACAGCCGTACGTGCACTCCACCGGGCTGACGGGGACGTAGGGCGTCGACGGGTCGTCCTGGTAGGTGAGCAGGAGGGTGGCCGAGCCGTCCGCCGCGAGGCACCACAGCTCGGTGTACGTCGCGTCCGGGGTGCCGTCGCCTGTGGTGTCGTCACACCGTTGGCGGCACACGGTGCTCGCGCACGGCGGGACCGTGGACTCGCACGGTCCGGCGTCGGCCGGAGGCGACCCGGCGGTGAAGGCGCCGGTGGCCGGGTCGATCCAGCCGACCACCGAGGGGTCAGGGGCGGTCGTGCCGCAGGTGGCGCACGGCGAACGCACCACCACCAGCATGCTGGTGCCGTCCGCGCGGCACAGCGGGCTGGTGGCGATCGACGGCGCACATGAGCAGGCTCCGGGCGTGCCGCTGCCGCCTTCCGGGCCGCAGGGAAGTGGCTCGACGGGCACGGGTCAGCCCTCCGGGTGGGCCTGGCGGCGGTGGGTGTCCCGGCCCCGAGCGGTGGTGAAGTCGCGGTCGCAGCCGGTACAGGGGAAGACGCCTTCGGGCTTGTCGTCGCCCGGGTCGCTCGGGTCGCTGTCGTCGGGCTCGGGAAGCTCGCTGCCCGCCTCCTGCTCGCGGGCGTTGAGTGCGGCCAGGTCCGAGGCGGCGACGGAGGGGTTCATGGCGGCCTGGACGGCTTCCGGCGATGCTGCACCCTCCAGTGCCGCGGCGCCGGCCTGCGGATCGCCGCTAGCGGGGAAGCTGGCGGAGCCGGCGGGGGTAGCGACCCCAAGCAGTTCGGAGGCCCCGGGTGGAGGGGTGCCCTTGGCTTCGTCCTCGGCCGGGGACAGGTAACGGTGGCCGTCGACCAGGGCGCCGATCAGGATCTCCTCGGGGGCGGCGGCGAACAGGTCGGCTGGCACCGCGAACTCCACCGTGGAGACGGTGCGGATCTTCGGTCGCTGGGCGGTCGCCCACCGGGCGAAGTCGCGGCGTAGCCCTGGGGTGGGCTGGACATGGATCATCGGGCGCACGGCCCCTCCCAACGTCAGGGGCACAGGGCCACGTTGATGGCGCACACGGTGCAGGTGGTGCCGACGACGACCGTGCGCTCCGCGAGGACGCGCTGGTCGTTGTAGCGGCGGTCGATCGAGGGGCCTGCGCGGTCGGGGATCACGTCGACAGGGCCGCGTCGCACGAGGACCGGGCCGGAGATGTACAGCCAGGCCGTGCCGGGGTCCGCGGGGATACCGCCGGGGCCGGAGTTCTCGTAGGAGTACCCGGCGCCGATGATCGCGCAGTTGCCCGCCAGTGTGGACGGTGCCCCATTGGTGAGGGAGAGGATGTTGCAGCACCCGAGCAGGGCAGCCGCGCCCGCTGGCACGTGGAGGACGCCGACACCCCCGTACGTCTCGGCCAAGCACCCTTCGAGGGCGCCGACGCCGACAGCGATGTTCACCGGGCCGTTCGGCGGGGTCAGGTCTACCGCCCGGGGGGCTAGGGTGTCCCGCCAGAACGCGGCCTCGATCGCGCGCTGCTCGCCGAGCTCCAGCGTGGCCGTGACCTGCTCGACGGCCTCCGCGTACGACCAGCCCATCGTGGAGCACTTCGCGCCCGCGTAGATGCTGTGCGGGACCGCGTGCTCCACCTCCGGTGAGCAGAACTCCTTCTGCGGTGAGGAGCCCAGGGGGCCCGGCGACTCGTCGCCCGGGGACTCATCTTCCGCGCACCAGTCCGTGTCGCGGACGGGGCAGCAACCCAAGCTCATCCACTCCACGCCGTTGAGCTGGTGGATCTCCTCGTCGGTGACGTCGATGATGTCGGCGCAGCCGCCGAGGATGCCATACGGCAGCGGGGTGCCGGGGATCGCCTCGACGCGCGCCCGCAGACCAGGTGACGGCACGGGCCGACCTCCTCACAGTGCAGGGGTGCCGGGGCGAACCTGGTGGAAGGCAGGCCGCCCCGGCGGTGGCGGGTGGTCAGGCGATCGGGCAGTCGATACCGAGCTGCTCGCCGGTGCGCCCGTCCGGGCAGACCGGCACGGTCACGATCCGCGCCTCGGAATTCCGCGCGATAAGCGCGGTGCATTCCTCCGTGAAGAGGGCAGTGAAGTCATTCACGGAGAACTGCGTCTTGTCGTGAATTACCCCGAGGCTGATTTCTCCGCCGCGTCCGGCTTCGAATGTGCCTGCCGGGTAGATCAGGAAGGGGATGCTGTCGGGCCATGTGGTGGCCGGGTTGGTGCCGCCGATCTGGTCGGGGACGGCCGGGTTGAGGCCGCGTGCCCACTGGATGGAGATGCCCAGTTGCGCGAAAGCGGTGATGATTTCCTGGACGTTGATGTCCGCGACGCTGACGCCGTTCTGGCGGGCGATGTCGGCCAGCATGAGGTTCTTGCTCCACCAGGGGAAGACGACCTCGATGCTGATGTTCTGGCAGAGCGACAGCTTCTCCGTGATGTCGGCCGCCTGGAGTGCGACGGCGGCGAAAAGCGCGGAGAACGCGCCGAAGGTGGCGGCGATCGTGACCGGCGAGGATGCGGCGAGTGCGGCGGAGAAAAGCTCCTGTTTGATGCGGATTTCGTGAGCGATCATTGCCTGGGACTGGTAGAAAGCGACCAGTTCCGGGAAATGGCGCTGCGTCAGAATCCCGGATTCCAGGCACGCCCCGATTGCCTCACACCGCACCTCGATCGGATCGGGGCACGGGATCTTGAAGCAGGGCTTGGGGTTGCCGGCAATGTCGTCGGCCTCGGTGTGGACCCACGTCAGGGTGCTGACGTCGAGGGCCGGCATGGGGAAGTACCGGAGCCCGCCACGGGCGAGCTGGATCTCCGGCAGATCCCACAGCATTTCCGGGCACGCCATCCCGGTCAGGGTGTACACGGTCTCGGACGGGGCGCACCAACCGCCGGACGCGACGAGGTTGCCGCCCTGGAGCCGGGACTGCTCGCCCGCGAGGAGCACGGCCCGGGTGCCCTCTGTGCCCGAACTGGAGTCGTTGACGATGAGCTTGGGGTCGAACGGCAGCCGGTAGGACGCGGTGAGGCCGACGCCCCCACCAGCGGTCTTGAGCGCGTTGGCGCGGCGGATGATGCCCTCGGTGACGCCCTCCATGTCCAAGGCCTGCCCCGGGCTGTAGCCGGGGACGTCCACGCTGGCGGTGATCTCGGGGCGCGGGTTGGGGTCCGGCGGCAGCACGGACGGCTGGCGGCGCCGCACGCTGGACAGGTCGATGGTGCGGCGCGGCCGCGCCGACGCGGTGGTGTCCGGCTCGGCCTCCGGCTCGGCGTTGTCGGCGGAGGCGGTCGGCTCCGGCTCGGCGTCGGCCGGGGGCTCGGCGTCCTCAGTCGGGGCGTCTCCGCGGACCTGCGCCGCGAGGGCGTCGATCTCGGCGGCGGCCTGCTCGGCTGCCTCTACGCGGGCGGCCTGCTCGGTGCGGATCGCGTCGACGCCGGCAGCCAGGGTCCGCAGCTGCGCCAGGTCGTCGGTGGTGAAGGCCGCGCTGTTGCTGAGGGCGTCGAAGGCGCGGACTGCGCCTTCGAGAGCGGCAGCCAGTTCCTCAGCCGAGAGCGCGGCGAGGTCTTCGGGAAGGGTGAACTCGGGCTCGTCGGCCACGCGAGTCTCCTGGTGGTGCGTAGGAGACTCGGCCCGAAACCAGACAGTCGGTGGGTTCTACGGGAATGGTAGCTGGCGGCGCACGGACCGGCGCGGGTGTCGCGCCGCTCTCGTGCGGTCAGCTACTGGTGTGGGGTGCTGTTGGGGACGGAACTTCAGCTGGCGGGTGCCTTCGTGGTGCCCGGGGCGGTCTTGCCGGCGGGCGTCACCTCGGTCACGGTGCTGCCGGGGTAGCGCTTGGATACGGCGGTGGCGGTGGGCTTGTTGGGCGAGGAGTAGAGCACCTTCCCGTCCGGGGCGGTCACCTTGTAGGTGGTCTTGTTCTTGTTGCCGCAGGCGCATCCCATAGCGGCACCTCCTGTGGGTTAGGCCGCCGTAGTGGCGGTGAGTTCGGCTCGCGCGGGCGCGAGGTGCTGGGCGAGCTGGTCGACTTCGGCGCGCAGGGCGGCTTCGCGGTGCGCGGCCCGTGCGGCGAGCGCGTCGGCGAAGGCGTCGAGCACCGCGGGCCTGATCAGTGCGGCGACGAGGCCGGACACGTCGGGGATCGTGTCCGGACGCGGGTCGTCCGGCTGCCCGGGCAGGGTGTCCGGTTGTCCGGACGTGGTGTCCGTGCTGGTCGCGGCTGTGGCAGCGGACGCGGCGAGGGCGAGGTTCGCGCGTTCGGCGACCGCGGAGGCGAGGAGCGGTGAGGAGTGTCCGGGCACGGGGACGGACAGGACGGCGCGGAGCTGCCAGCGTCCGCCTGCGCCTTGCTTCATGTGGTAGCTGGGCTGGCAGGCCTGGAACACCCGGCGGTCCCACTCGCTGAGCCAGGGCGCGGCAGCACCGGAGAACCACATGCCCCGGTCGTTCATGCCGACGGTGACGATGCCGGCGACAGTGCGGCTGTCGTCGAACTGACAGGCGCTCGTTTCACACTCGGCGCCGTCGCGGTGGTGACCTGCGTTCATCGTCATGGCCCCAGCCCGGATGGTCTGGCCGTTGTCGAGGCGGAAGCGGGCGCGGAGGAAGTGCGTGAGGTCGACCTTCCCCAGGGACTCGATCGTGAGGTTCCGGTCGGGGAAGCCGGCGTGCGGTTCGCCGGCCTGGGCCACCCACCCATAGATCCGCCCGTCCCGGTAGTGGACGCCCCCGGAGCCGGGCGGCAGCTCCTCGGCTGTGGGCTCGGCGAACCAGTTGGCGGGCATGGGGTCGGTGTCGCGCATCGCCGTCCACGCGGACGCCTCCAGCTCGCCCGCCTCGTCAAGGGCGTGGCCTTCCGGCAGGGAGGACACGCCGACGTACTGCCCGGGTGCCAGCTTGATGAGGCGGCCGGCCTGGACGGCGCGGGCCAGGTGCCCTCGGACCGCTTCCATCGGCAGCCCGAGCGCGGTGGCGATCTCCCGGGCGCCGACCGGCACGGGGGAGGTGGCGACGTACCGCACGACGTTGCGGTGGTCGTCGCTGAGCTCGGCGGCCATGGCGCTGCTGGCCGCTGCCTGCTCCCCGGCTGCGGCGTCGTCGGGCGGGTCGAGGACGATCCGCGCGTTGCTGTACGCGGGCATCGCCACGAGCGTCGCGCCGCGCAGCCGGGCCCGGGTGATGCGCAGCAGGAAGTCACCGCTGCTCTCGGAGTGGACCACGACGCCATCAGGGTCGTCGGGGTCGCCGGCCGCTGCGGTGAGCGCCCCGGTGTCGGCGAACGCAGCGTGCACGGCCGTCTTGCCGATGCGCCCGCCGGGGCCGGTGATGAGCTGCACGGAGTGGCGGGTGCGGGTGAACGCGGTACCGGCGGCCGTCCACGCCGCGGCAGTGTGTGCGGTGAGCGCCCACCCGCCGTCGTGCAGTTGCACCACGGTCATGGACGCCAGAGACGCGGCCAGCACGACGTCACCGTCACCGTCGCCTTCTTCGGTGAGGGTGCGGTCCACGAACTCCAGGTCCACGGAGTCCAGGTCCACGCTCACGCCGAGGGGGGCGCCCTCATCGAGAAGCGTGATGGCGTCGGCTCCGGCGTCGCGGCCGGGGTAGAGCACCCCGGCCGCGGTGATGCGGCCCCCGTCCCGGCCGACGTTCTCGATAGCGCCGGCCAGCTCCGCGCCCTCGTGTCCCATCAGCATCTCGTCGGCGTACTGGAGCGGCCACGGGCCGGTCTCCCAGTACAGGGCGCCCGCGGCGAAGATCCGACCGTCGCCGGTCTCCTCGTTCTCGAAGGCGATCGCGGTGTCTTCGGGGGTGGACCAGGTGCGGGCGGGGGGTGCCGCGGTGACCGCGGCTGCGGTGGGTTCGTCCATGGGTGGCTCCTCCTCGGTGCCGAGTGGGATGTCCGTGTGGTCGCCGGCCAGCGCCAGGCGGATACGGTCGAACGTGATCGGCCCGACCCGCTCGACGAGTTCGGCGAGGCGGCCGGCGTCGTCGCTGTACACAGCGCAGACATGGGGTGCCCAGGGGGTGTGCTGGGCCGGCAGGTCGGGTTGGTCGTGCATGTCCTCCAGGGCGGCCACGGCGGCGTTGTGGGCGCCAGTGAGGCTCGGGGCGTCCTCGGGACGGTCACGGTCGTCGCCGACCGCCCACACCCACGACGGCTCGTCGCTGGCCGGGTTCCAGTGGTTCGCGCCGAACGCGGTCGCCCGGACCGGGCCGCCCAGTTCGGCGGCGGCGGTACGGAGGTTGTCGGTCAGCTCCTGGCGCTGGGCGTCGGTCCAGACGCTGCCGTCCGAGCCGAGGAAGAACAGCGTCAAATGCAGCTCGGCGGCGTCCTCGCCGCCTTCCAGGGCCAGGCGCGCGGCGTCCTCCGCGGTGGGCATGAGCGCGATCATGCCGCCCTGGAGGTGGCTGCCGTCCGCGGCAGCGGTTTGCGAGGCCATCGGGGCGGTTCTCCTTGGATCGGAAAATGCGGCCGGTGAGGGTTCCTGAGGATCGACGGCCAGTAGGGGGCTGCGGGCAGGGTCGATACCGAACGCCGTGAACGCGGCGGCGATCTCGGTCCGGCTGCTCGCACGCGATCCCCGGCCCTGTGCGGCGGCGAGGCGCCCGGCCTGCTCCACGTGGCGCCGGACGGCTTCGGCCCCGGTGGGCGCCGCCTGCCGGCGGTCGAGCCGCTCGGCAAGGCCCGGGAGGTCGAGCGCGCGAGCGGCCTCGGCCGTGGTGGACGCGGAGATCAGCCGCCTGGTGTACATGCGGTGGGCCACCTCGAAGTCGGACATGCCGGCGCGGGACTCCGCAGGGCTGGGCTTGGTGGGGCGGAGCTGGAGGCGCAGCACGCACCGGCACTCGATCACCAGCTCCGGCGGCGCGGTCGGATCCCCCGGGTGCTGCATGTCGACGCCGCCCACCGTGAACGGGTCGTCAAGGAGCTGCAGCTGCCCGTCGACGTCGTGGTGGGCTTCGCGGACGCGACTGTCCCGGCGCGTGGTCCACTGCTTCACGATCGGCCGGTCCTCGCCGGTGAGGGCCTGCGCGGCCGCCAGCGTCGCGGTGTTCCAGGCGCGTGCCGCCTCGGTGCGGGCGATGCGCCCTTCGCGGGCGTCGCCGAGCTGCGCCCCGGACCGGGCGAACACCGCACGGAGCCGGTCCCGTAGCTGCTCCACGTTTTCGCCCGCGTTGACGCCTTCGGCGAGTTCGGTTACCGCGGTGGCCGCTAGGCGGTCGCCGACCGCGCGTAGCAGGTACTCGGTGGCGGTGACGTATTGGCCGATGCCGTCCGGCAGGTCCTCGTCCCGGTCGTGGCGGCCGGGCAGGTCGTCCCAGCCGCCGGGCAGCTCCGCGTCGACCTGGTCGGCGCCGTGCTCTGCGGCGGTCTGGGCGACTCGGAGGAGGCGCCGCACGAGGGCGGGGACGCGGCGGGCCCACATGGCGGCGATCCCGGAGACCGAGAAGCGCGCGGCCACCAGCTCGGTGGCACCGGCGAGCGCGGTCGCGAACTCTGCGGCGACCTCGTCCAAGGCGGCCGCTACCGCGGCGGCGATGTCGTCTTCGGCCGCGGCGAGGGCGGTCTCCAGGTCGTCAGCCACGGTCGCCCCCCGCAGTGGTGCCGTGCTCGGCTTCTTCGGCGCGCCGGTGGCGGGCGTTTTCGTGGATGCACCACTCGGCCAGCTCCTCCAGGGCTGTCCGGCCGCGGCAGATGGCGCACCAGCCGTGGACGCGGTGCGCGGCCAGGCTGTGCCCTGGCGGGGCGGTGTGCGGGTCAGCGGGCATCGGGGGCCTCCGCCTTCGGGTTGGGGCATCGGCCCGGTGACGGGCCGACGTAGACCCGGACCCCGGCGTGGCGGACGACCGCGCCGCTGTCGTCGCCGAGCTGGAGCGATGAGACACCGGGGAGCAGGTTGAGCTCGGTCACCCGCAGTCCGTCGCAGTCGGGGCACAGGTCGAGCTGGTGCAGGCAGTCAGCCCCCATGGGGGATCTCCTCGGCTGGGCGGTAGAAGGCGGGCCCGGGTGCGGCTGCGCTGTGCGTCGGCGGGGGTTCATGCGGCCGCCGCGAGGGTGCTTGTGCATCCGGCGATGACGGGGCGGACGTGGGTCGGGTCGTAGGGGACGCCGGCGGCCATGAGTTCGCGAAGGTAGGCGTGCAGGGTGGCGTGCAGGCAGTCCGCGCTGGCGCCGTACCGGGCGGCGATGTCGGGGGCGCGGTCGAGTACGCCGTCGAGGAGGTTCAGGTTGTCCACCTGCTCGCGGGTGATCGGGTACACGGTGTGCCGGATGGCCGCGGTGATGGCGCGCGCCTCCGCACGGCGGTCCCGGGGGCAGGCCGGGGTGCGGCGCAGCTTCTCGCCGGCGGTGGACAGGGCGTGCCAGAGCAGGCCGTCGACAGCGGCGACCAGGGCCTCGCTCGGGCCGGCCAAGGCGGCGGCGGTGATGTCGGCCGGGTGCGTGTTGGGCGGGGTAGCGGGCTGGTCGGGTGGGTTGGTGGTCTCGTCGGCGGGCAGCGGTCGTGTGCGGGGCACGCTGGTGTCCTCCTGCTCCTGGTCGTCGTCGGCCGACGTACGGCGGGTGCGGGTGTCGGCGTCGGGGGCGTCGGCCTCGGTGAACCCGGTCTCGCGCCGCAACGCCCGGTCGGAGATCGCGCCGGCCTGGTGGACCTCGATCGCGGTCTGCGCCCGGTTGGTGCGCACGCGAAGCGGGGAGGTGTCGGCCCACACCACCCACTCGTCCGCGTCGGTCAGCAGGTCGGCCTGGAGCAGCGGGCGCAGGAGCTGCGTGGTGTAGGCGTGGCCGACCAGGTCCAGGCGCGGCTCCACGCCGAGCTTGATGGCCTCCTCCTGGAGGGACCAGGAGGTCCAGTGGTTGACGTCGCCTTGGCCGAGGAGGATTTCGGCGGGGATATCTGCGCCGACCGCGATACGGCCGATGACCTCTTCCCGCAACTTGATCATCAGCTCGTCGAACTCCGCGCCCAGCTTCACGTGCTGGATGGCGGCGATGGCCTCAGCGGGGAGTTCCAGGATGATCGGGACGGTCGCGGCTGCGCTGTCCGGTTCCCGGATCGCGGTGGAGGCAACCTCCATGAACACGTCGATCAAGTCGTCCTCGGCCGAGCCTTGCTCGCCGGGCTTGGTGGGGAACCTGGCCCCTTGGGGGACGAAGAGGACGCCGCGGCCGGTGAGACGGGACAGAGCGACCGCCCGGACTGCGGCCGACAGCAGGCGTAGTTCCTCGAGTTGGTCCAGTGCGCCGAGGATCGGGGAGTCGGCTTGCATGCGGTCGCGGGGGTCGGGGTCCCACACGCGGATCGCGACGGGGGCCTGCGCGTCGAAGGCGATGCCGTCGTCGGCGGGCGGGATCTTCACCGGCTCGCCGTCGATGGTTGCTTCCAGGGCGCTGCCTCTGCCGGAGACCTCCAGCACGGACAGGACGTGCCAGGCCAGGCCCGTGCTGGTGGGCGTGATGACGGTCCATCCTTCGCCTGCGACGGACAGGTGGCGGCCGTACTCGCGGAGGAGCTGGCGGCGCCCGTCGAGGCCCCCGGCGATCTGGGCCACGTAGTCGGAGGCGGGGTGGGTGGAGGGCGCGGCCTGGACCGTGCCGTCTGCCCGCACGCGGCCGGCCCGCAACAAGCAGCGCGACATGGCGTTGCCGACCCAGTTCGCGTAGGAGCGGACCTCGGGCACGGTCGCGTAGAAGTCCCACGCCGTGCGCTGCCGGCCCAGGCTCGTGGTCTTCGCGCTGGTCTTCGCGGTGGTGGTGGTGTACCGCGCGGCGGCCGCGGCGAGGCTCGTCATGTGCCGGCCCGGTCGTCGTAGCCTGGGTCGTGGATATGTGCGGGGTGGCCGTTCGTGTCGCAGGATTTGTAGCGCTCGGAGTGCCGGGTGCGCGCGTGTGGGCGCTCGGCCCAGGCCAGAAGCACACCGCTCGCGGAGATCATGAGGGCGATGAGGATGGCGGTGGCGTTGTCGCTCACGAGCGGTCCCGGGAGTCGTCCCAGCGGTTGAGAAGGGCTTGGCCCCCTGCGACGGCGAACCACTCCACGGCGTGGACGAGGAGCGGGGCCTGGTCGAATCGGCCGGTGGCCAGGAGCCAGGTCAGGAGCAGCGCGCCAGACAGCCACCATCCGGCGCAGTACGTACAGGAAATCAGAGTGACGACGGCGGTACGGACCCGGGCGTCGAGGCGCTGTTCATGCCAGGCCAGGAGGCGGTCCCGCACGGGGTCGAGGATCGCGTCGTGGACGACCAATTGCGTTGCCCGATAGGCCGCCAGGGCGAGGAGCACGAGGGTGGTCAGGGCGAGCACGGCAGCGGCCTCCACGGGAGATTTCAGCTGTTCTGAGGCCGATGGTAACCAGAAGCGGGAAATATTCCCGCCGTACCCCCTGTGCAGTGAAAGATTTCCCGTTTGAGGGTGGGAGTGTGATGCTGGGGGTCTCGCTGCTCACCTCAGCGAGCGAGCGGCCGCCCGGGACGGCACGGCGGGTACTTCCGGGCGGCTGCGCCATCGCCGACCGGCTACCGGCCCGGCCGCAGTGGGCCGGCCGCAGCGGGTGCAGGGGACTCGCGGGTTCTAACCCGTCCAGTGCGGCGTAGCCGGGGCCACCTCCCGGAATGCGCAAAGCCCGAGCGACTCACCGTCCGGAGAGCTGCCGGGCTCACTTCCGGGCGCTACTGCACCCGGCGAGGCGATATCACCTCGCCGACAGCGCGACGCCCGCGACGCAAGCGCGACGGATTGGTGTCAGGCTCCTCGGCACGCCACCCGACGACAACGATGAACTCACCAGCTCCGCTGGGCCGCGAGACCGGCCGCCCGGGACGGCACGGCGCCTACCCCTGGGGAGCCGCGACGTGCACATCTGACACGCCAGCGTTATCCGGCCGGGCTGAGCGGCAACTGGGTCTCCTCCAGTTCCCGAACTAGTCCGACTGCCAGCATTACCGCAGTGAGAGCGTTGGGGAGCGTGATCTGCGTCGGGCCCGCCGCGTGGGCGGTCGCGTGCCGGTTGTACCCCTCGGGCACGGGCGGCCCGAAGTAGGGCTCGTACGCCTTGTGGATGCCGGTGTTGACGCAGTAGGCGCGAAACTGGCCGACCTGGGTGTCCGGTGTGGCCTTCGGTAGTTGTGCGGCCAGGATGCTGAAGGTGAAGCCGCCCTTGTTGTTTTGTAGGTGGGGATTGGCTCGAACCATCGCCCGCAGGAGGGTGTCCAAGATGGAGGAGGCGAGGACCTGCGCGGCCGGGTAAGTACCGTTGTCGATCGAGTCGAGGCAGTCGTGAAGGAAGCCGACTTCGGAGGCGAGATCGGTGCGGACCACATCGGTGAGGACCGTACGGCAGTCCTCGGCGACTGTGGGCGCTTGCCGCTCCAGCACCTTGCGGCGGGCAGGGGCATCTAGTGCATCGAGCAGTTCCCGGATGACGTCCGCGGACGGTATCCATACGAGCGGGATGCCCTCCTCCAGGACCGCGAGCATGTCCAGCCGTCGGAGCCGTTCCCCGCGCCAGTTCTCCGGATCGACGTCCTGTACGTTTTCCCACAGGGTGGAACCGGCGAGGCGGAAGGCTTCGTTGCGACTCAGGACACCGCCGGGCATGAGGTACCGGAGGTCCAAGTTGTTTAGTGCGGTCGCGGCCGCCGCCAGGGTCGGAGACAACCGGGCCGACACCGACTCCTCAAGCCGGTACCTGCCCAGTGCGGTCGCGGCCGCCGCCAGGGTCGGAGACAACCGGGCCGACACCGACTCCTGGAACAGACGCTGGGACGGGCTGTCCAGCACCTGGCGGAGGGCTTCTGCAGCCGCGTAGACCCCAGGCATAGCTATGCCGGAGGCGGGCCATCCGGTGGCCTTCTCGAACTCCGCAGAGAACTCCCGAATGGCGATGTGCCGCAGTTGCGGCGGTGCCATCTCGTCGTCCTCCTGGTCGGCACCAGCTGCCTGCTGGACATCTGGCTCCACGGGCACCTCGGGATCATGGTCGTGCTGGTCGTCGGTCATATGGATCCGCCGTATCTGGGTGTCGTTGAAGCGTGCTGACCGGCACCGGCCAGGGCCGGGGACCAGGAGACCGATCTTGCGCCGTGCCGGTCGAGCCGCACTTACGGGCGACGGCTCTCGGGCCTATCCGAGCTTGGGCGACGGGAACCCCCAGTCCATCGCCATGGTCGTCAGTGCGTCGATAACAGCCGGAGCCCAGTCGCCATTGTCGATCAGGCTCTCGTCGATGATCTCGCCAGCTCCGTAGAACGGGCGGGCGTCTTCGCGGTATCCGAGCGAGGAGACGTCTACCAGGTGCTCTACCGGCCGGTCCTGCTCGCCGTACCGGTGGGTCGAGAGGTGCATCTCCACCATGGGCAGCGACAACGTGACGGGGCCGATGATCGCGGCGAGTGCTTCCGGGAGCAGCACGTTGCCCACGGCCGGGACGAGCGCCAGAAAGGCTTGCTGCACGTAGTCCCAGCTCAACAGGTGTGATTCCTGCCAGAGGACAACGTCGGCGAGGACATCGAGAGATCCGGTGGGGTGGATGCTGACCACGACGCGGCAAAGGACTCTGCCGTCTCCGGTGCCTTCGGGCGCCTCGCCCCGGGAACGGAGCGCGAGCACGACTTCCCGGCTGGTGGCGCGCTCGACCGCCCAGGGGATCATGATCGTTCCGCCTCCGGGTTGAAGCTGTATGGACAACGCCTTCGTCAGCGGGTGCAACTGAGTGCGGGACAAATGGGCCACAAGCTTGGCCGGCATCCCGGTAGGCATACGGTGCCGCCGACGACCGAGCGGAAGCGGAACGCTGGTGACGGCCCGGAAATGCAGGTCGGGCTGCTCCACGCCCTGTTGTGGGGGCACGGCCGACCGGTGGTTCGCCGGAGACCGCGTCGCTTCGCGTCGGAAATGCACCAGCTCCTGCGTGGGGCCAGCCTGAGCAATCAGTGTGGCCATGATCTGACGGCTGGCCGCGACGTTGCGCCCGTCCAGACGGATCAGGATTCTGCCGTCCAGCACGATCGGAGCCGGGACGAGCTCCCGGTCGATGCGGATGACGAGCACCACCTTGCCGCTCTCCGGTAGAGGCACTTCGATCACTTCCGGGGACCAGGGCGGATCGAAGTTGGTCGCCATCTGGCTGACGAGGCGGTCCTTCTCCGACCGGCTGACTCCTCGGATGTCGTCCGGGTTCGGGACGCCTCGGGGCTCCTCCCCGACGCCGACAAGGATCAGCCCGCCGTAGGTGTTGGCCAGGGCGGCCACGGCCTCGATCGGCTTGTTCCCGCCCAGCTTGTACTCGACCGTGAGGTTTTCGGGGATGGCCAGCGAAACGAAGTCCTGGACCATGGCCAGAGTGATGTCGTCGCCCGGCGCAGTGAGGAGAAGGTGCACGTAAGTAGCCTTCACCACCCGCATGGCGGGTTTCCAGTGGAATACAACAAGTGGTATTGAGGGGGCGCGTGTTGGCTGATCACCGACCGATGCGCCGCCCGTAGACACCTGCGGCCTGAGACGGCACGCAGCGTCCGTTCGGGGGTTGCGGGGTTGCATGCCAGGTGATTGAGGACGGCCGTACCGCTGGTGGCGCTGCTCCATCCGGGCAGCGTCCCTCGCGATGTCTCGGGGCTCCCGTCACGCCCCGATGCGCTGCCCGTATCGCCCTGCCGCTGTCCCGGGCTGGCTGGCTCGGTCGCGGTGGGCTGGGGACTGGACCCGTGCGGCGTGCAGTTGCTCGGCCCACAGTGCCATGACGACTGCGTCGCCGCGGTCCGGGGAGCGGCCCAACCGCTTTACGAGGTCTTCCTTCTTCTCGACCTGGATCTTGGGGGGTAGGCCGGTGGTGGTGTCCCATGTCGGGGCTGTGAGGTCGCTGACGAGGAGGTCGTCGTCGGGCAGTATCACTTCCGCGTCGAAGGCGGGGTCGAGGAGTTCGCGGGCGTGCCAGTACGCGGCGGACCGGACGTTGACGAAGCCGAAGGAGCCGTCCCTGGTGCGGTGTTTGGTCTTGGCGGCGCCGGTGTAGGGCAGGACTGGGATGTGGAGTTCGCGGAGGCGGTCGACGACGCCTCCGCCGACGCCGATGGAGTCCACGGCGGGCACTGCGCCCTTGCGGGTGTTCACGGCGCCTTGGACGCGGGCGGTGGTCTGCATGGTGTCTTCGCGGTCGTGGACTTCCAGGCTGGCGACCAGGGGGCCGGTGCGGTGGGCGAGGACGGTGGAGTCGCTGCCGCCGCGGGCTACGTCGACGCCGATGAACTGCCGGCCTTCGACCGGGGGGCGCCCGTCCTGGTCCCAGGCGTGCCAGCGTTCGATCGCGGCCTCCACCCACGCGAGGGGGATCACGCTGTCCTCGTCGGAGGCATGGAACTCGCCCAGGACGCGGTTGGCATACAACGCGGAGTCCTTGCCCCACTGCTTCTTACGCTGCTCGGCCCACTGCTTGGAGATCCGGCCGGCGGCGATCGCCTCGTCCAGGGTGACGTGACGGGTCCACCAGTCCTCCAGGCCGGGGCCCCGCTTGTGGATGTCGTAAAACCGGCCGGAGGGCGGGCCAGGGGTGCTGATGGCGAGGGCGAAGGCTTCTGGCAGGCCCGTTGCGCGGCCGCCGGAGAAAGCACCCTCGATCGCGTCCCACGTACCGTCCGGCACGACCTTCGCCTCGTCAATCAGGTACAGCAGGGAGTCGGCGTGCGCGCCCTCGATCAGCTCAGGACGAGAGGACGCCACCGCGCTCGCGGCCCCGTGGAGCAGCTTGATGTTCTGCGCCAGCAGCTCGTGCACGGAGAACGGCTGACGGCCGAGAACGTCCCAGCGGATACGCCGCGACCACTTGTGGATCTCCGGCCACAGGTACACCACCAGGTGCCGCCACGCGCTCGCGGTGGTGATGACCTTCCAGTCCCATCCTGCGGCCTCCCTCGTCGTCACGAACCACAGCACGGTGATCGAGGCCATGCATGAGTTACTGGTGGGCACCATCGAGGTGCTGGCCAGGAACCGGTGCGAGGGCGAGTCGACCTCGATGCACTGGGTGGGCTGGTCCGGGATACGGCGGATGTCGGTGATCGTGCGTTGGGTGTGCCGCGACGCCTGGGACCGGGCCGGTGCCCAGTCGTAGCGGGACCGGCGATAGGGGTTGAAGTCGAAGCGGACGCTGACGCGCCACCGGCGGGATACGGCACGGCCTTGGAGTGTGGCGTTGCTCCCACGGATTTGGACGACCAGGCCGAGGGAGCGCAGGAGCTCGGCTACGCCTTCGGCGAGCGGTCGGGAGGTGAG